ACGATAAACCATGAGTAGAAAATTGATTGAAGATAAAGGCCAGCTGCACAGTCCTGAAATGGCCTGTTATCACGCAGTGCATCATTTCCAGGGCGGCCTGCAAACGATGGCGAGTTTGATGGGTATGTTGCCGAATACTCTGCAAAAGAAGCTTAGCCCAACCGTTGATACGCACAAGCTATCGCTGAATGAAGCGATGCATATTCTACGCTTCACTAACAGTACGGGGATTTTAGATTCTATCTGCAGTGAGGCAAATGTGGTTTGGTCGCAACCTGATGAGGTGCCTGAATTTTGTGGTGATTTAGATTTATTAAGTTCGCACAGTAATTTGTTTAGTCGCACCAGTGCCTTATTGAGCGGTGTTACACAAGCCCTTGCTGACGGTGTGATTGATAAAGATGAGCAAGCAATTTTAAAGAAGCTGAAGCTAGAAATGCTGAAAGCTATTGAACAAGTAGACGCGGTGTCTGCGCAATTTGAGGGGTAAATGATGCTTGATTTACATCTTTCTCACCCAAACGTCTCATTTTCTGACTATGCCTTGCGTGTGTTCCATGGCAATAAGGTACATGGCCTTGTCAATCTCCTTTTTTATTTTAAGGGCTCTAGGGCTTCTAACTTTACCCCTTACTACATTAGCCAAATCTCCTTCATTCATGGCTTCGAAAAATTCAGCGGTGAGCTGGAGATACTTTTTAACACTGGGTTTATCAGTAAGCGGATGGTAGATGCTTTGGACTTGTCTGCTTTCGTATTGCCTTTTCGGGTCGGGAAAGAAGAGGATTTTATCGAGGGGAATTTCGCGGGGGCTAAGGTCAATGACTCTGCCGTCTTCGCTTTGCCAGATGGTATGAAACTCTGCTTCGATCCAGAGATTTTGGATTTCAATGACAGCCCATCCAAAGTGTTGTTGGCCTCCATTGGCCGCAATATGTTGTGGAACGATAGAGAAACATTCACGCAATGGCTGTCCAGCCAAAGGTTGGTGTTCAACATAGATGGGTTGTTGCCCTGGGGAAACTTGGCGACAAAATGAAAGGATTCTCTCGTCTGTTAAAGACGGCACGATTGGAAACATTAATGCTTTCCTTATTAGCTGGTTTGTTAAGTGGATGATAAGGCTTTTTTATAATGATTTACAAGTAGACGCGGTGTCTGCGTAATTTGAGGGGTAAATTTATGAACTCACCAATCCAACAATCACATGAAAAACAGCAGGTCCAAATTGAGGAGCTTAAGAAAGCGTTAGATCGCTTTGGTGAAAGTGGCTCGCTTGACCTTGGATTTGCGCAGCAGATGCTGGCTGAAACCTCTAAGTCTGCTGCTTCTTTGGCGGCACTTAAAGGGTTAATGGAGCGAGCCAATCGTGACAATACCAAAAGCTTTGAATGTTTAAAAAATGCCATTAAGGCTGTGCATGAACTTAAGGCGAGTGTGACACCCGCTTTGTTACTGAAAAAACATTAGGAGAAGAGTCATGAGTAAAGAAAATAACAGCAATGAGATTATTACAAATAGTTGGATTACACCAGACAGTATCAAGTTTGACATTAATAATCGCGAACATCTTGAAGCGCTTAAAATGTTCGCGAGTGGAATGTTAGATTATTTGGATACTAACGGGAAGCCAGTGGGGGACTTCGTAATCGGTTCCCTCTGTAGCGATAGGATGATTAAGACTGATGTTGTGGCGAGCAAGATAAAACCCAGGTTCTACGGCCTTGTACTCGATTTTCCTATTCTTTTTGAGGTTAGATAAAGCCTCTATTGCTTCATTTGATATCTGTGGGCAAAGCAGTACGTTTTTGTAATCTTTAAAACCTAACAGTTCTTCACCACTGAAGCCGGAAATATTGTTGCTTAGGTCTATGAATGTGGCAGTTGATACGTTTTTTAAATATTCGAGTATTTGATTTTCCATAATTTAGATACCTCGTTGTAAAAGCAACAATTTAAACAGAACCACAAGAAAAGGAAAAGACAATGTCAAAACAACAAGAAAGAATTATCACAGATCAGCAGCAAACGATTCGCCGTTTACAGCAGCAACTGCAAGATTGTAGAGGTGAAGAAGTGGGTAGCTTGTTAACGGTAATTGGGGATATTCGCGAGCGTAGTGGGTTAGGTCATAAGCCTATGCTGGCTGATTTACCCAAGCTCATTGGCAATATGCGTAATCAAATAGATGGTTATGAATACGGTTGTGAGCGTGCATGAAGGTTGGCATCGGTATGGCATTACCGATGCCAGAACTGGATATTGCTATCCAGTGCAATAAGCAAAGTGAGTATATCGCCCTTGTTAAGGGCAATCAATAAGGATGGTGTTATGTCGGATTTTAAAGCATGCACGGAAGATGATGTAAAAGATGCACTTGATTACATCAGTGGTGATGATCGTGAAACCTGGATAATGATGGGGTGCGCGATTAAGAATGAATTTGGCCATAGTGGTTTTGATCTTTGGGATAGCTGGAGCCGCTTACAGGCCGGTTATAACAAGACTCAAATTATGGCTGATTGGAAGGGTATTAAAGCCTATGGAAAAGACGGCAGTGTGACTATCGCTACCTTGTTTAAACGGGCTATGGGTAAGGGCTATGAGCAACGCCCGATTAATGAGGATGAGCGAAAAGAAAGAGAAGTCGAAAAGGCCAAGCGCGCTAAACAACGTGCTATTGATGAAAAGGTGCAGCGTGAGCATGATGAAAAGTTTAGGCAGGCAGCTGCTAGTGTTGCTATCAAAATTTGGCGCAGCACTGCAAAAAGCGGTAACAGCCCGTATTTAGATAAAAAGCAGGTGAAGGCGTTTGATGTTGGGTTTATCAAACAGGGGCTAATTATTCTTTATGATGAGCTGCTGGCAAGCATTCAAATTATTGCTGGTCGTGAGCAAATCAGTACTTTTTTTGCGGATAAAAGCCGACCTGAACATCAGAGCTTTTTGTATGTAAAGCCCGGTGTGCTGGCTGTGCCTTTGGTAGATGCTAAAGGTCTTGTAAAAAATTTGCAGTTTATCTTTCAAGACGGCGCCAAGAAATTTATTAAGGGCGGTGTTAAATCGGGTTGTTTTACGCGTTTAGGCTTGTATGAAAATTCGCATACTCAGTTAGTTATTGCCGAAGGCTATTCGACTGCAGCGAGTATTCATGAAGCGACAGATCTAACGGTTTATGTTGCCTTTGATGCGGGTAACTTAAGTAATGTTGCTCAGCTATTACGAAAAGAATTCCCAGCGGCTTTGATGTTGTTTGCCGCTGATGATGATAAAGAAACGCAGGCGCAAGGCAAAGGTAACCCAGGTAAAGACAAAGCGAAAGCAGCTGCGAAACTGGTGAACGGCTTTATGGTGTTGCCTGATTTTGGTATTGAGCATGATACCGAGGGTGCTGCAGCATGAGCCGGTCTACTGTAAAAGCAAACCCTAAACAGCCTACTGATTTTAATGATTTGCATATGATGTTTGGTTTGGAAGTGGTTAAGAATCAAATTTTAGAGGCTATTCATGACGCACAGCAAACCAGTGCAGATGTTTGTGAGTTTGATGAGCAAGCTGCTCACTCCCCGCACCCCTCTGAAAAAGCAGGGCCCGTTGCCAAATTTGAGATAGAAACCCTTCTTAAACGTTTTGCGTATGCGATGCCCGATGGAAAAGTATGGGATAGCCATAAGAAGGTGTTGATTAAGAAAACAGCCTTTAAGGATATGGTGACTAAGGCGTTATTTGAAGAATGGCTTGATCACGATACACGTAGAACGGTTGATCAAAACTCTGTACTGCAAGAAGCAGAAGATGCAAAGGCGAATTTAGCCTGGGGCGCATTGGGTATAGCTTTAGATCGCTATGTTTATCTTTACCCTTCAACGGATGTTTGGGACAAGAAAAAGAAAAAGGTGATACCTGCTAATGCATTGAAGTTAGCCATTGCAGATTGTTATGACGATTGGTCTAAGCACCCTAATCGTGAAGAGATAGATATCGAGAACCTGGTGTTTGATCCGACGCAATCAGTTGACCCTGCTACGCATATTAATTTGTTTGTCGGCTTGCCTATTGCGCCAGTTGAGAATGATTTTAAGTGTGTGGCCATTCGTGAGCTACTGCTTTTTTTGTGTAACCGTAACCCTGATGTGTATATGTGGTTGATTAGCTGGTTGGCTTATCCATTACAGAATGTTGGTGGGAAGTTAGCAACTGCAGTGTTGATGCACTCGGAAGTGCAGGGATCGGGTAAGTCGTTATTCTTTGATGGCATTATGCGCAAGATCTATGGCGCTGAATACAGTTCAACGCTGGGCCAGCATCAGCTTGAATCTCCTTATACTGATTGGCGTTCAAAAATGTTGTATGGCGTGTTTGAGGAGATCTTTAGTCGCGATCAAAAGTACAGCCATACGGGCACGATGAAGCAAATGATTACGAGCCCCACCCAACGTATTGAAAAGAAGTTTATGTCAGGTTGGGAAGAGGCGAACCACATGAATGCAGTGTTTTTATCGAATGAGATTCAGCCTTTCCCCGTAGAGCCTTTTGATCGGCGTATGTTGGTTATTTGGCCTGAAGGCAAGTTAGAGGAAAACTTAATTAACCAGGTGATTGAAGAAATGCACGGCGGTGGCATTGAGGCCTTTTATTATCATTTGCTGAGTCTCGATTTACAGAGTTTTGGTTCGCACACGGAGCCGCCAATGACGGAGGCCAAAGAGCGCTTAATTGATTTTGGCCGTGCTGGTTGGGATTCTTTTTACCAGGAGTGGAGTAAGGGATATTTGAAGGTGCCTTTTTCGTCTTGTCTTATAGTGGATTTATATGAAGCCTATAAAAACTGGTGTCATTCAGGCCATGAACGGCAGGTGAGTTTAAAGAAGTTCAGTGACTTTATGTCGGTACCTAGTCGCGGCAAACGCAAACGGGATGTGTGGTACCAAGTGGCCCTCTCAAAAAAGAAGGGGACGTTTCTTATCGTTGATACAGCACCTGAAGATATGCCCCAGAGTACGTGGTTGGGTAGATGTGTGAGTGAATTTCAGAAGGAGCTAAAAGAATGTTCCAACTAATGCCGGACATGCCGGAGCAGAGTTTTTACGTCCGGCACTCTAACCTTTTGATAATAAAGGTGATGCCGGAGTGCCGGAGGTGCCGGACGTTTTTTAGCCCCCGCGCGCGTAAAATAGTTAGGTCATTTGCGTTTTAATTTAAAAAACTTTCCACGCGAGGCTGTTTTACATCCGGCATGTCCGGCACTCCGGCAACGTAATACAAATCAATAGCTTAGAGTGCCGGAGGAGAAAAGTAGTTATCCGGCAGTACGGCATCTAAAAAAATACGATTTAAATTAATAAATCTTTAAGTAATAGGCGATTAAAATGGCTGATCAAAAATTAATACCTTCTATGGATTTAAAGCTAAAGCGTTGGGCTGAATATTACAGCGCTGAAGAGTCAGGCTGCATGGGTGGCAGCGGTAATGTTATTGCTAGCTTGATAGCGAACGGGGGAGAGCTGATACGATGTACTAACCCTGAAACATTTAACATACCTGATGATGTGTATGACTTTGGTAGATTGATAGATAAGTTACCGAGTGATTTAAATACTGTTGTACATGAGCATTACATGAATGCTTCTAGTACATTAGAGCAGCGCTTAAAAGCTTGTCGGTGCGCTAACGGAACTTATTATCGTCGCTTGGCTAAGGCACATTACAGCTTAGTGTTCTTGAGCAAGCGACCTGTAAGACGTGTTCAGTGCACGTCTATGGTAGCGAGCACCTAAGATGTTGACACTAAACACGCAAGGGGAGTATTCTTATAAGGCAGCTGCAAAATCAGTTGCTGGGCGTAGGAACCCAAATACACAAGAGGTTATGAACACGCCTCTCTTTGAATGCGTGTTTTTTTATGGCTTCAGTTTGCCTGTTATGGCGGATCGGTTCGGGCAACCTTCGGGTTGGCCGTTTCCTTGTGTGCGGTATTCCTACCCCGAATCGATCTGCCACCTTATTGAGCGTAGGAACTCTTGTGTGGCGGTTTATAACCTTCACAAGGAGAGAGTTATGCAAAACTTACCTTTAGTCGAATTAATTGACGATCAAACTATTACTACTTCACGTGCCATTGCTAATGCTTTCAATCGAGAGCATAGAAACGTTACTCAGAAAATAGAAAAGCTGAATTGTTCAGAACGATTTTTAACCGCTAACTTTTCAGCGGTTCCCTATCAGCATAATGGAAACACTTACACTGAATACCAGATCACCCGCGACGGTTTCACTTTTCTCGCTATGGGTTTTACTGGTAAACGTGCAGCGCAGTTCAAAGAAGCCTACATTGAAGAGTTTAATCGTATGGAGTCTGAGTTGCGCATTAAGCAGGAAGCCTTGTCGGATAAAGTCTATGTGAGCCGTATGCGTTTTTTAGTCACAGTGGAAGCAGGGCGCAAAGATTCAGCGGTAATTATTCACCCTAATCAATTTATTAGCAGTTTTGAAGAGTTGCCTAACATGATTGACGAGATGATTAACATTTTCCCTGAAGAGCTGATGGGTATTGCTAACGCTTGCAATAAAAAATTAATGCACATGGCCAAGCGCGGTCAAATATCTGTCAACGCTGTAAAAAGACATTGACGGCGTGGGAATGAGGATGTATATTTTTGCTATTACGTCATAGATACGTAGAAGAAACCTGAAGCTTAACGGCCTCGGGTTTTTTTTCGTCTGGAGTTTGGTATTCCACATTTGAGCCTCTGCTATTGCAGGGGCTTTTTTATGTTCAGGACGAACTGTATAGCGTGATGGCATGGATGCCAAAGAACGTATATGCCTAAAATTTGAGGGTTAGATCATGAGACAGGTAAATAAGGCTGGGCTTGATCTAGTCAAAGAGTATGAGGGCTATAGGGCAACGGCTTATGTTTGCCCAGCAGGTAAGCTAACAATAGGTTATGGCCACGTAATTTTAGATCACGAGGAGTATTTGAAATCAGCACGCTTGAGTGTTTCTGAAGCTGTCACATTATTAAAAACAGATATGGCTGATGCTGAGCGTGCAGTTGAGAAATACATAAAGGTTGAGCTAAACGATAACCAGTTTGCTGCACTTTGCTCTTTCACTTTTAATTTAGGTGGGGGTAATTTAAAGAGCAGTACTTTGAGAAGAGTGCTTAATCGAGGTGAGTATAAAGCGGTACCAACACAACTTAATCGTTGGGTGTTTACAGGGAAAACTAAGCTTAATGGGTTGGTTAAGCGTAGACGTGATGAGGGGCTGTTATTTCTTACGGCTGAAAATAAAAACTGTTGCTGTTCGTGTCATAGGGATTAGACCATGCTGGAAAAAGATCCAATGAATTATTCACTGATTACTTATCTATGGGTGTTTGGTGTTTCTGCATTAGGTGGCGTTGTTAGTTATGTGCGCAAGGTAAGAGCAGGGCAGGCCGAAAAGTTTTCTATCATGGAAGTGATTGGAGAAATCGTTATCTCTGCGTTTACCGGCTTAGTGACGTTTTGGCTCTGTGAAGCTGCAAGTATTGATCAACCTCTAACTGCAGCGTTAGTAGGTATTTCTGGGCACATGGGCAGTCGCGCA